CTGTGGCATTAGACAGGACCAGTTGCAGTGTGGCGTTATCAATGCGCGAGAAGTTGCATGTGCCGGAAGGCTGGTGTTCCTCGGGGCGCAGAGCGAAGGAGTACACGTTGATGCCCTCGTCGGGGTTGCGGGTGTGGGCCTGGTAAGGCTGGACCCAAGAGAAGTAGGAGCCCTCACGCTCGGAGAAGCGGTCCTGGCCGTTGAGCTGCAGCTTGGCAGTCACAACGGGGTTCATGCCCCAGCAGTGCATAGGCAGAGAGGTCTCGGCCAGCACAAAGGTTCCGGCGTCAGACACAGAGGAGCCGTCCAGGTGGGACTGGTTGGCAAGAGCCTGGAGGTTGGCCATGGTCTGGGAGTCAAGTCCAGAGTTGGCAAGGTCAGCGGGCACGTGTCCCACACCGCCAAAGTTGGGCTCGTTGTAGGCATTGTCGGGGCCAGACCAGTATCCAGTCTGTCCGGGCTGGAGGGAGTAGTCCAGGGCACCGGCGTCCTGGAACAGGCCCTGCTGGTCGATGAACTCGTTTCTGGAGCCAGCGACGGCCTGGGGTCCACCGAACGCGTGGATAGCGTTGGGCAGAGCGTCAATGGCGTCGGTGTAGTTGAAGGGCTGGGCACCAAGCACCTTGAACAGAACACTGTCGCACACAAGGGACGAGCAGTAGTCGACGTTCTGGTCGGGCTGCACAACCCAGACCAGCTCCTTGACGGGGTGGTTGAAGTTGAGCTTAATCTTGTTGCTGGAAGAACCAACAGACTCGTCGCCAGTGAACTGCAGCTGGCTGATGAGGTACTCATGGGGCTGCTGGGCGAATCTGCGTCTCTCGTCGGTGTCAAGGAAGACATAGTCGACGTAGAGGGAAGCGGCAACCAGAGACTGGTTGTAAGCGATGGCGGCGGGCACCGGGGTTCCGGCCTTGAAGTTGGTTCTGGTTCCGTTAACCTCGGCATTGCAACTGAGGGTGGTAACCGCCCACAGGCACTCGTCGATGGGACGGATGTCCAGGTTGATTTTAACTTCGTGATACTGCACTTCACGAAATACCCCACCTTTCGGTGTATTTATGGTTATAAAAACCAGGGAATAGACTATATCTTAAATTATCATCTGTGTTGATTAGACACATCAAACCCAATACCATTTAGTCGTTGGACCTTATTCATAACCTTATCATAGCGGTCTTAGAATCTTGGCTGCGGATTGCCGATTTCATTGCAACTTTTGTCTTGGTTGCAAATCATACGGGGCATTATTACCATACCTGAGGTCTTTTTTCTCAGCCACTGCAAACTTTCATTTACAGCTTGGTAGCCCAAAAATTGATTGTATTTATTATTAAACCGAATAACATTCACAATATTATTGTGATAGTAATGCAATAGCATTTTATTTGTTTTCTGTCGATTTTCTATGCAAGTTAGTGGTTGTAAATTTGTCCAGTGGAAACATATTTTTTTATCATTTTCATTTGAAAAATTGAACGAATTAATTGGAAGAATGTGGTCTATTTGCCAATAACTCCCAAAATTATTCCAATTCATTTCATCATCAAATCTAAACTCTAGCCAGTTCATTAAGAATTCATTTTCACATCCAATTAATAATTTATAAGATGTATTTTTACCTCTAATCATTTTATGAATTTTACTTCTTAAAACTTCAGATATTTGAAAATTTAAATCGGTTTTTCGTTTCAATTTCATTTTTTCCTTTTTAATTGGTAAATAATCTCGATTTACTTGCTTAGTTCGTTCTTTGACATGTTCTTGTTGTCTATATGTTTTTCTCTGTTTATTTATTTCCACTGAATTTTCTTCGCGGTATTTTTTATTTTTAATTAATAGAGTTTCTTTGTTTGTTGTATAAAATTTCTGTTGTTGTTGTTGAATGTGTGTTTTATTTTGCAGTCTATATTCTTTTCTGCATAAATTACAATCATATCTATGGCCATCAGGAGCACTTTTTAATTTACCAAATCCATTTAATTCAACAACCTTTTTACATTTACAACATTTTTTACTCATATTATCGCTTAATATTACTATATTACCACTAATTGCATTTAATACATTTTCAATTTTTTTTAATACGTCTTTACGGGTTTCCCGAACAATTTGGAATTGTCGCATCTTGTGTAAACCAGTATAAACCAGCTTAGCAACAAGACACTAGCATCTGGGGAGAAAAATCAAAAAGATTCTCCTTCTGAGCCCCGAACAAATTTTCCCTAAAACAGTTCTCAGATGTTTTAGGTTGGATACTTTTCTGCCCTGCAGATGTTAAGGCAATAAGAGGCAGAGCCAGACCAGGGTTGGTGCAGAACCAAAACTGGAGGGGCACATAGAGGGTGGTCTCCGGAAGAGCATTGCGGGGAGCGCACACCTGGCGGGGAGCCAGGGAGTCGCAAGGTCCATCCACCTCGGCGAAAGAGGGGTCGGTGATGAAGGTGAGCTGAGTGGTGTTTCCAATCATCTTGAAGTATCCGCGCTCCTGCTCGGAGGTCATGGTCAGCTGGTTCCAGATGTGCATCCAGTCACCATACTGGCGGTCGATACGCTGTCCTCCAATTTCCACCTCAACCTGGGCAATCAGCTGCTCGCCAGGGAAGTCCAGCCAGCGGGCGTAGACACCACTGCCCATGCCCGCGGCGACCGACGCCACACCCATAAGCTGGTTAATCTCGGGGAGAGTAACCTGCAGGTAGGTGCGGTAAGCCAAATCACCATTGCGGCTGATGGTGCACTGCACGCGGCGACCGAAGTCAGCCTGACCGTTGAAGGTCTGCTCAATGCTCTCAATCGCAAAGTTGGTGTATCTGCGGTAAGTGACCTTCCAGAAGGTAATCTGGGGGTTAGAGGTCAGGTAAACATCCTGGGCGCCATAGGCGACGATTTGAAGAAGAGCTCCGGCCATTTTGTAATATTATCTTCCTCAAATATAATATTTTTTGAAAAAAACAATTCAATACATCATTTACCAAGGAAAACCAAAAAAATAAATATTTTCATCCAAAATGACACAGAACATCTTGGATGAAAAAAGATAATTAATAAATATTATAAGATGTTTCCACTCAACTCAACTCAACTCAACATTTCCGCCGGATAATTCAAATCTCGCAACACCTTTCGCCCACCTTTTACTGTTGATATGCCTTTTTTCAAAAGAAAAGTGTATGAGAAATCGTTTGTTTTCTTTTGACCCGCATTCGCATTCGCAATCCCCATATGCATATTTACGATTTTTTTATTCTTTTCCAAATTGCGACACAGTTCTACATAGTGAGTGGTTAAAATATACGAAACGTTCGGTTTTTTAGACAAGTATTTCAAAAATGAAGTCGCCGACTCAACCGCTTCTTCGGGGTTGGTGCCCGAATATAATTCGTCAAAAATACACAAATGTTTATCGGTTTGTTCCGCTCCATCCCCATTTCCATTCTTATACCCATTCTCATTCTTATCCCCATCCATTTTATCCAATATTTCCTTGCATCTGCGTGCCTCGGCTTGAAACAAACTATCGCGTCCCGATGTGTCGGGAATATTAAGATAACAATGAAAGTGAGAATAAGGTGCAATAATCGTGCGACTATCAAAACAACCCGCTCCAACTTGTTGGGCTAACAACGTGTTAATTAACACGCTTTTTAGCATCGTTGTTTTGCCTCCGCCATTAGGTGCAGTAATAATAATGTTGTGCGACAGCGAACAATTATTTTTAACGATGGAACCAGGTTCCACTTCCAAAAACTTGGGATAAAACAACCCATAAAACTTTGTTTTATTTTTTATTTTTTCTTTTGCTCCTTCTTTTGCCCCTTCTTTTTTCTTTGTATCAGTCTTAGTATCAGCCGAGAACATCGCCCAATGCATTTTTCCTTCTTTGACGCGTCCTACCAGTCCCTCCATATTTTCCATAAATCCGTGAAATCCAAACGCAAAAGAAACCAGTTGCGAAATGTGGTCAGATACATAGATGTCGTAAAAACAAGTCAATACACGGCCGAATTGTTTGATTTTCGCAAAAGAAAACGAAAATGTCGATACTTCTTGGAGTTCCAACTGCCAAGCATGCAATTCCAAAATTCGTTCGTCCAATTGCTTTTTGAAATCACGCAACCTAACAAATTTAAAATTAGAAGT